GCATGACATACGTGAATTCAGCATGATACAGGAAAAGATATCACTAGACGAAATAGTGAACGAAAACGTTGGTTCCGGATTTGAAAGTGTTGATCAAATTGTATCTCAAGGATTGGTCAATATTGAAAGTGAACAGTTTAATCAAAAACTTTTATTGGAAATTTACAACAGCCTATGACCTTGAAAATCAAAAATTTGACTGTAAAGAATTTTATGAGCGTGGGTCAACAGACTCAGGCTGTGGATTTCAGCAAAGAAATGCTGACCTTGGTGCTGGGTGCCAATCTCGATCTAGGCGGCGACGATACCGGCAGCAGGAATGGCACTGGCAAGTGTGTTTGTATAAATACATTAGTAAAGGTTAGGAACACTGTAACTGGTGAAATAACCCAACTGACCATGGGAGAATTATACAATGCCGCGTTGGAACAACAGTCTAGAAAATAACTGCAAAGATATCTTGAATAATACTATTAAAAATCTCAAATCTGATCTGTATCAGAATCTTCTACACGAACTATTAGAATCTAATATTGAAAATAATAAAAAGATCATTGAAAAGTTTTTGAGAAGCAAATTGAATCTAACCACAACACTATCAAAACATACCAAAGTATACTGGCTGTCTCGAGGATGGACTGATGCAGAATCTCACATCAAATCCAAAGAAAACAAACAAAAAAACTGTAAAAGTGTGTACAGTCGCAAAACTTGGTTGGAAAAAATCAATCCAGTCACTGGAACAAACTATACGGTAGATGAAGCAGATTTTGAACGTAATAGTCGTAGACCCATTAGAGCAGAGTATTGGATCAAACAGGGTTACTCTGAAATAGATGCCGCACAGTTAGCATCGGATACCAAACAAAAAAATAATAAAAAAGGTGCTAAAATTGGGATGGATAAACATATCCGAAGAGCAACATCGAAAAGATGTGAAGAATACTACACTGCTAGAGGATATTCCATTGATGAAGCAAAAGAGCTGGTATCAGAGAATCAAAAATATTTTTCCAAAGATATCTGTGTACAAAAATATGGAGAAGAAAACGGAATATCAATTTGGCAAGCGAGACAGGATAAGTGGCAAGCAACATTAAGTGCTAAATTACCAGAAGAGAAAGCTAGAATTAATCGATTGAAATTATCAAAAGGAATCACTGTCTCTGCTGCTGAAAAAATAATCCTTGCTGAAGTAAAGAAAATATTTCCATCAGTAGAACATCAATTCACATTGAATAAGTCAGATAAAAAGCAATATGTCTATGACATAAATGTTGGCAAAAAAATTATTGAATATAATGGCGATTTTTGGCACAGTAACCCAAAGAAATATTCATCAGAACATATAAATCCAAGAACAAAAATCAAAGCCATTGACAGATGGGAGATCGACCGTATAAAATTAAAGGTCGCCTTTGATCAAGGCTATGAAGTATTAGTGGTATGGGAATCAGATTTCAAAAAAGATAAGACAGGAACCATAGAAAAATGCATTCAATTTCTGACACAGTGAACAGAAAATTTGTCGACAGTGTGGATTTGCAGAATCTTGAGATAGAAACAGATTCTGGGTGGAAACCCATTTCTAAAATAATGAAAACTGTGCCATATCAAGTTTGGACTATTCAAACAGAATCCGGAAAAATGCTTGAGTGCGCAGATGATCATATCTTGTTTGATGAAAAGCTCAACGAAAAATTCGTCAAGCATATCAAACCAAGCTCATATGTGCAGACCCAGCATGGTCCAGAACTAGTTACCTCGCTGTCTGTGTCCGATAGAACAGAAAACATGTTTGATATCACAGTAGATTCGGCAGATCACAGATACTATACCAACGGCATATTATCACACAACACGACCATTATTAATTCATTGTCCTATCTGTGGTTTGGGCAGGCGTTGTCCAATATCAAGAAAGAAAACTTGATCAACAAAATCAACGGCAAGAACATGTTGGTCACCGGCGAGTTTGAAAATGACGGCGAACTTATACGCATTGAACGAGGTCGAAAACCAAACGTGCTCAAGGTTTTCATCAATAATCACGAGCATGAAAGCAAGGACGATGATGCGCAGGGCGACAGCAGAGAAACGCAAAAATTCATAGAACACAAGTTGGGCATGAGTCATACCATGTTCAAACATCTAGTAGCCTTGAACACATATACCGAACCTTTTCTTTCCATGAAGGCTGCGGATCAACGAGAAGTGATTGAACAACTGCTGGGCATCACTTTGCTGAGTGAAAAGGCCGAAACACTCAAACTGTTGATTAAATCTTCTAAGGATTCTATACAAACCGAACAGATTAAAATTGAAAGCATAAAAACAGCCAACGAAAGTGTGCAACGCAGTATCAATTCTTTGATACTAAAAAGTACCGCATGGGAAAATAAAAAGACCTCCGATTTACAAGATCTCAGTGATGCCATCGTGACCTTGCAAGCCATTGACATTGAACAGGAATTGAGCGATCATGCCGGCCTCGCTCTGTGGCAGGAAAAAAATAACCAGCTGACGGATTTACGCAGACAAAAAATCAGTTACGAGTCTGCATTGTCACAGGCGGACAAGTCGGTTAAAAAATATCAAAGAGAAATTGCAGCATTGGCGGATCGAAAATGTCCTCAGTGTGAACAGACTCTTCAGGATCACAAGCATACCAACTTGGTGCATGACGCTGAACACAATCTAAAAGATGCCACAGATTATTATGATGCTGTGTATCAAACATTGCAAAATGTAGTGGATCAGATTCACGGTGTGGGCGAGATTGGCAACAAGCCCACTGTGTTTTATCCCACACAGGCCGATGCACTCAATCATAAAAGTCAAGTTAACTCTTTAGAGAAAACATTGATTGACAGAAAACAGGATGAAAATCCCTATCAGGAACAAATTGAAGAATTAGAAAAAACCGCATTGCAGGAAATTGCATGGCACAAGATCAACGAATTAAACAATTTAAAAGAACATCAAGAATTCCTATTGAAGCTGCTGACCAATAAAGAAAGTTTTATACGCAAAAAGATCATCGATCAAAATTTAAATTATCTCAACAAACGACTAAGCTATTACATAGACAAATTGGGATTACCTCATATGGTGGTTTTTCAAAATGATTTATCGGTTGAAATCACCAATTTTGGTCAAGATCTAGATTTTGATAATCTTTCACGAGGCGAACGTAACAGACTGATATTGAGCATGAGTTTTGCCTTTCGAGATGTTTGGGAAAACTTGTATAAACCCATCAATCTGCTGTTTATTGACGAGTTGATAGATTCTGGCATGGATTCCGCAGGTGTTGAAGCAGGGCTAAGTGTGTTAAAAAAGATGGCCAGAGAAAGAAATAAAAACATTTTCCTGATTTCACACAAAGAGGAATTGATCGGAAGAGTAAACAATGTACTACGAGTGGTAAAAGAATCCGGATTTACATCTTATTCAAATTCAGCCGACTGGATTGATGCATGATGATAAACAAGTACATAGAATTACATAAAGAATTTATTGATCTTTTAGCCGAGTATCACAATGCTCATTTAAGATTTATTAGAAGACCAAATTATTATAATTCCGAAAGCATTACCAAGGTAATGAAACGACTTAAAAAATTAGTTGCAGAAATGAGAAGAAATTGTACCATTACTAGAACCAAAATGCTAGAAGAAAAAAGACAGAGAATAGTTGAACGTAGAAAAATCAAAGAAAGGAAAAAAAATGAAAACACCAACATCAACACCAACGCCGACATCAACCCCGGCATCAACAACAACTGACAGAATGCAGGTATTATTTGCAGAATATCTCATGGAAAATGAAAAGCATGCTGCCGGCAATGCAGCAGCAGGTACACGAGCACGCAAGGCTTTGGCAGAATTAGGCAAAGCTGCCAAAGCTCGGCGCAATGAAATCACAACTGAAAAGAACGCACGTAAAACAGCAAAATGATTAACAAACCTGTCACAGCACAATATCAAAATCTACATTGTAAAATCTGTGATGGGTCAACCAAGATCTACGGGGTATGTGATTTTAATAAAAGTTGCGAAGGTGATCGAATATTGAATCAAATGCCCTTGATCGGTGTAGCAGTTTACTATCATCGTTGTAATGACTGTGGATTTATTTTTACGATAGACTTCGATACTTGGTCAAAAGATGATTTTTTAAACAATATCTATAATGATCAATATATAGTAGTGGATCCAGAATATAAAAATATTCGACCAAAAAATTGTATCGAATGGTTTTATTCTGTATTTGGAAAAAAAAATAATTTATCAGTATTAGACTATGGAGCCGGTACAAATGATTTTAGTCAACTTTTACAAAATGATGGAATAGATGCAATTGGATGGGATCCTATGTGGCAAATTCAGCCGCAGTTTGATAAGAATAAAAAATTTGATGTCATTACTGCTATCGAAGTATTAGAACATACTCCTTTCCCTTGTGAAACAATAAGAGAAATGATTAATTATTTAAAACCTACCGGACAGATAATTTTTAGTACTCTCGTCAATGACACCATGACCACCGAAGGTATTAATTCTTATTATATATCACCAAGGAATGGACATGTTTGCATGTATTCAGGAAAAAGTTTAGAAATCTTATTTGATCAATTTGGAATGCGTATGAAACCATTTGAAATTGTAATGGAAGATAGTAGAGTGATGTATGACGGAGTAAGACATCGAGCTGTTTGGAAATAAGGAAAGATTATGAAAATTTTATTCTATTGCAATCAATTAAATTTAAGAGGAAGTACAGTTGCTATAAGAGATTATGCACGCTATAATCAGGAAATTTTAGGAAATGAAAGTGTAATTTGTTATAACAGAGACATTCCTTGCAACGTGGATGAAACCAATAGCTTTGAAATAATTTCGTCATTTCAAAAAGAATTTGAAGTAAGAACTATATCCAATGACAACAATTATGACGGAGTTTGCAAAGATATCGATCTAGCCTATTTTATGAGACACGGAGGGCCTGAACCCTTGCCCGATATCACCTCGGTAGCTGTACATGCTGTATTTCAAAATAAAAATCCATATGGACATGGAAAATATGCATTTATCTCAGAATGGTTATCTAATTACTGTAGTGATGGGAAAATACCATGGGTGCCCTATATTGTGCAACTGCCTGAACCTACACAGGATTTACGAGATTATTTTGGAATACCTAAAAATAAAATTGTAATCGGAAGATTAGGCGATTACTGGGGTTTTGGACATCAGATGGAATGGGCTAGAACAGCCATTATTGATGTTTTAAATAAAACAGATGAAATTGTTTTTCTCATGGGCAATTGTGCAGAATGGTATTCTCATCCTAATATCATTCATGTTCCAGGTTTTCAAGATTTACAATTTAAATCAAATTTTATTAATACTTGCGACGGAATGGTCCATGCAAGATATATAGGAGAAAGTTTTGGTCTAGCTATCTCGGAATTTTTATATTTCAATAAACCGGTGTTGGCATGGAACAACGGCATTGATCTTAATCATATCAATATGTTACAAGGAACAGGATTACTATATAACGATCAACAGGATATGCAAGAAAAAATACTTAATATAAAATCATTTAACAGGGAATATAAAAAAATTGTTGACAAATTTAATCCAGACACTGTTATGAGTCAATTTAAATCGGTATTTTTAGATTGATGTCATGGCATTATCAAGGAATGGAAATAACAGAACTTCCTCAAGATTGTGCAGGATTTGTTTATCTTATTACAAATTTAATTTCTGGCAGAAAGTATATTGGAAAAAAACTCGCGGCATTTTCAAAAACAAAATATAGAATGGTCAAGTTAAAAAATGGCAAAAAAAAGCGCAAAAAAATCAAAAGCACCATAGAATCAGACTGGCAAACATATCACGGCTCATCAAAAGAACTCACTCAAGACATAGAAAAATTAGGCAAAGAAAATTTCAAACGCGAAATATTACTGTTTTGTAAATCAAAGGCCGAATGCTCCTACATGGAAGCAAAGCTGCAATTTGAACATCAGGTGTTGGAATCAACTGATTATTACAACAATCAGATAAGAGTTCGCGTACACGGCTCACATATTATTAAAAAACTCTAGGCAAAATCCAGTACAGCACACAAGGTTAGCGGGCCGGTCATAATACCGCTGTGGAAAAGGTAGTGGGTGAAACTACACACGCAACACGTTGAGACATTGCCCCGCAAGTCTGAGGCTCTAAGTATTGACGTAGAATGATTGCTGTCATTCGCAAACACCATTACTCCTAAACACCCAAAGGATCAGGAACGAGCTTTGGGCATTATCGACATTGATAATGCGTCGTAGTAGGCAGGAAAAGTACAGAGTCCCAGGAGAGGTGTATAAACATAGTACCTACTTCCCATGTCTTGGCTAGTGCAACTCGCATGAAAATCACCAAGAAAGACGGAACCAGCGAAATGGTTCCGTCTGACTATACAATCTGCATGAATGTATATCAAAGATCATTGTGTTAAAAAATGCTTCGAACCGATAGGTGAAGAAGCTAGTGAGCTTTAGCTCACTTTTATACATAAATAAAACACAGCTTGTTGGGAGTACACATGCGCGTTGATCAAATTTTAACAGAAGAAGAATTACTAGAGCTCAAGTGGAGTGATATTGGTAAAGGTATAGGCAAAACAGCTGGTGCTATTGGAAAAGGTGTTGGTGCTGTAGCCGGCGGAGCGGTAGGCGCTTACAATCAACTAAAAGCAGGAGCAGCACAAGGATACACCGCAGGAAAACAAGCCGTTGGTGGAAATAATAGCGCTCCTGCTGCTCAACCAAGTGCAAACACCGCTTCTGCGGCAAATACAGCAGCGGCATCTGTGAGACCAAATGTAACTCCTCCTGCCAATCCGACCGCTACCGCTGCTCCTGCAACAACCACTGTATCTAATCCAGGACCAGGTGCAACTTCATCTGCTGCTGTTTCTTCTCCGACATCAACTACTGATGCTAATTCGGTAAATTCTGCTCAGGCAGAAACACCACCGAAAAATACAAAACCTATTGGAGCTCCGGCAGGTAAAGCAGCAGTGGATCAAGCAATTAATACCGTGAATTCAGTTAGACCAGATCGTAAACCCGCGGTGATAAAATATGCTAAAGATAAAATTGATGCACTGGCAGCTCCAGCATCAGCAGCTCCGCCTGCAAACAATACCGCAGAGCCGGATGCATGGGAACAGGCCAAGCAAGAAACAGCAAGAAAAAAAGCCGAAGCAGCAGCCGAGCATGAAGCTCAAAGGAATGCATTGGCACGTGCTCCGGGTAGAGCCAGCGCAGAAGAATCGTTGGAAAGAATTTTGTATCTTGCCAAAAGATTAAACGGGTGATGTTTATGAAAAAACGATCAATAGTGGAAGCCGCAGTTGACAAGATCCGCCCTATAGCCGAGGCCAATTTGAATCCTAATCAGATTTCTCAAATTTCTGACATGCTAAACAAAGCAGGGTTGGATGCAGGCAAAATCAATGACGCATTTAAATCATTGGGCATAGCCTTGCCAGTGGCCGCTGCTGCTCCGGTAGTCAAACCGGCGGCGCCAAATCCGGCCGGAGCCGGAGCGACTGTTACCGGCAACGGATCAACTCCGGGAGCCAATGCTCAACCGCAAACTCCCACATCAACACCCACTCAAGGCGGAGCAGGCACATTGGGCGCCAAATCAAATGCTGCTACATCAGCTGCGCCGGGAGTAATCAAGGCCTCAGGTCCAGGACCCACTCAGCCCAAAAACACTGAAGAATCTCTCGATCGTATTTTATTCCTAGTAAATCGTTTAAACAGTTAAAAGAATGGTAGGCCACTGCTTTTAGTGGTTTCTAGATTGCCTTCAATGATTTTGCCAATAGATTCTCTATCCTGATAATCAAGGCTGTAGGCTTCTGTTATGGTGACTCCGCCTCTCATGAACCAGCAAATCCTAAACAGTTCCTCTCTTAAGGCTTTTGCTTCTCTATCCATGCCTTGAACCAACTGGTCAATTTCTTCAAGGCTCAATAACAAAAGCCTTATTCGAAAAAATTTGAAGTATCAAACATGATTGGCACCTCTATTTCTTCTGCGGACCCGGCTGCGATCATTTCTGCAGTGGCCTGAACGCGCATGGGTTTGATGCTATTTTTTTCCTTCAGTTCATCCAATCTATTTTTTACTGCATTGAAAATTTCTCTATCGCACTGTGCTATAAAATCTTTTATGAATTCCTGATCGGTAACAGAACCGCTGTTGGTATCAATCCGGTAAATTGAATTGGCCACAATGCCCAAAGTTACTTCAGTCAATTTGTTAAAACTTTTTTTAAACACTGCAATTTTCTTATCTTCATCCATGTCTTTGTCGTTGACTAAATTTAGAATACGCTGTGTTTCAAAGGATTCAATACTGGCCTTGGATAGTTCTCGATAGTTTAGAGGTCTAACGTAGATAATGAGTGAATCAGTGACTTCAATGCGTTCATCCCAGGAAATTTGAGATTTAAGTTGCTCCAACAGCAGTCGTAAATCCACTGAGTATACAGCTTCTTCGTCGCCAATTTTGACATTGTTATCCATGGTGTTACCGTAAGTGGCCATCCGGATGGCTATCAACAATGCGTCAAGATCAATCTGCGGCACCTGCCATCCGTCTATGATGTTTGGAATACAACTTTCTAATACTTCCACTACAGCCTGTCCATTTAACAAAGCATCAGGCGTTTTTAGCGTCAGTTCATCTTTGGCAGTCATTGAGAATACCGGATATTCGCCACTGCTGCTGATGTTCAAACTGCCTTCTGGCCAATATTTTCCATTGCTAGGAAGGGTCACATAAATTTTAGGCTGTCTCATAAGACCAGCCAAGGGATTTATTTTGGTTTGTATCTTGGGCGGATTTTGCATATTTTATACTCCGATAAATAACTTTGATCAAGCGTGATATTATTTATCTACACAGTTAATTGGGGTTTTACGAATGAGCAATGTGACCGGACAAATAGGCGATCAACAAGTAAATTTAGAAAATGCCGCCACAGAAGCCACCTTAAACAAACTATTACAGGCAACAGTAGCTGCTGGACTAAAAAATAAAGAAGACCTAAAAAAATTAGCGCAGGCCGCTGGTCTAAATGTTAGCGAAACAGCAGAATCTCTAAAAGATCTATCAGCAAAAACAAACAAGCAATCTGAAGAATTCAAAAAATTATCAAAAAACGCTGAAGATCTGCGACAAAAACAAACGTTATTTCATTCCAGTTTAAATTCTTTAGTTGAAGGCACTTCGTCTGCTAGCGGTATTTTTAAAACATTTGCAAATGATTCCACAGTGGTGGGATTGGTTTTCCAGGGATTGGCCAAAGCAGCAGCCATGCAGGAAAAAAACTTTGAAGTTTATCAGCAGATAAGCAATGCAGGCGCTTCATTTGCTGGAAGCCTAACCGATCTAAGAACAGCAGCAGCAAAAAGTTATCTAACTATAGATCAATTTAGCAGTTTGATAAAATCAAACAGTGCCGCTTTTTTACAGATAACAGGCAGCGTCAATGGCGGTGTAATAGCATTTTCAAAATTTTCGTCGCAAATACTAAACAGTCAAGCTGGTAACGATTTAATGGCTTTGGGATACACCGCGCAAGAAGCCAATCAAGGCATGCTGACGTATTTGGCCGCTTCGGGAGTCAGCAACGCCAAGGAACTTGAAACCAATAAAGCATTGAGAGAAGGAGCAGTACAGTACTTGGAAGAGCTGGATCGATTGGCAGAAGTAACAGGAAAATCCCGTGAAGAACAAAATGAATTAATGAAAAAACAACAATTGGATGCAGAAATACAAACAACTGCTGCTAGAATGGCACCGGAAATCCGAGAGAAATTTTTAGCAAATGTGCAATACATGACACAACAGTACGGCACCGCAGGTAGAGATATGGCTTTGGCGCAGGCGCAAGGTCGTGCTGTAATCACCAAGGAAGGACAAATGCTCTCAGCATTGGCTCCCGGAATGACCTCGGCATATGCCAATCTGACAAAATATGCAGTGGGATCAAAAGAGTACATAAAAGCGCAAAACAACATTTCACTTGCGGCACAACAAGGCCTAAACCAAGTTTCACCTGCTGTGCTTGGATTTGTAAAAGGTATAGATCAGGCTCAACTCACTGTGGCTAAACAAACACAAGCTGGGCTAAACAACGAAGAGGCATTTGCTGCTAGAGATAAAAAAATAGCCGACGAAAGAGCTGCTAGGGCAACAAGCCAAGCATCTGAAATGGCCGAACTTAACAAAGGATTTCGTGAACTGGGAGCATCTTTGATTGATAGTTTTTCTCTTCCTATATCAATCGTGACAGGCATACTTGGTGTCTTTGGAAAAACATTGACATTTTTATCATCTCTAGTATCAAGTCTTAATGGACTGTTTGGCGGATTTGGAAAACTTATAACAGTGCTTGGAATAGCGATCTCAGCGGTTATTGCCAGAATGGCTTTTAAAAGTGCTGTATCAGGTATAGCATCAGTTGGTGCATCTGTTTTAGGAGGTGCAGGCGAAGCCGTAGGTGGCAGCGGAGCCATTGTTGGAAAAGGAGTTGGCGGAGTTGGGTCAGTTCTTGGAGGAATTGGCAAAGGTGCAGGAGAGGCCGTGGGAGGATTGGCCGAAGGTCTCAAAAAACTAGGAGATCCTAGAGCATTGCTAGGAGTAGCGTCTCTCGTAGGATTAGGGGCAGCGGTATATGTAGCGGCCAATGCTTTTAAAGAATTTAGCGGAGTTAATTGGGGTTCGGCCTTTATAGGAATTGGAGTCATGACAGGTCTTGCTGCTGCTGCTGCTCTCGCAGCTCCGGTTGCTCCGGCAATAATTTTTACGTCCGTGGCATTTGGGATGCTGGGCCTTGCACTTGTTGCCATGGGTACAGGGCTGCAATCTATACAAAAAAGCGGCGGCGGAAACGGATTAGGAGCTCTGGGCATGAATCTAGCGGATTTTATAAGCAACGCTCCGTATGGTCGTATGCTGCTGGCAGCTCCGGGAATGAGCGCTTTTGGGCTGTCTGCCATTCCGTTAAGTTTGGGATTGATAGCGTTGGGCAAAGGATATGGAACTGTGGCTGAGGGTTTACAGAAACTCAATCAAGTAGATCCAGCAAAACTAGCGCAGGTAGCAGCTGGTATGCAAAAGATCAAAGAAGCTTCGCCGGGCGTGGGACAAACAATTGTTTCAGGGTTTGTGTCGTTGGTCACCAAGGCATTTGGCCCTAATGAAAAGTCTGATACTGTTGCCACTGCTAGCAATAGTTCACCAGTTGCGGCCAAAGAAGAAATAAATCTTGGAACCGAAGTAAAAAAGTTAAATAACACAATGATGGAGATGTTACGGGTTATAAAAGAATCCAATGATCATGCCAAGCAAAATGTCAGCGCAACCAAGGCTTTGAACAGAAATGTATTCCCGAGTTAATAAATTATGACGTGGAAAAGATATTTTACCCCAGTAAATTCAGGATCAATGAGTCCATTGAGTCAGTCTGGACGCACTAGTCCTGCGAGAACCAATTATTCATCATATTTGCCAGATGTTTACAGTGGTCATCCTAATCGTTTGGAAAGATACAGTCAGTATGATACCATGGACATGGATCCAGAAGTCAATGCTGCATTTGACATATTGGCAGAATTTTGCACACAGCTCAACGACGAAAATGGCACTCCGTTCTATGCCTTTTTCAAAGATCAAGCCACACCCACTGAAATTAAAATTATCAAAAAGTATCTGCAGCAGTGGACCAAACTCAACAAGTTCAGCAATAGGATTTTTAAAATCATCCGTAACACATTCAAGTACGGTGACTGCTTTTTTATTCGAGATCCCGAAACACACGCTTGGTTTTACATAGATCCCAGCAAGATTGATAAAGTGATTGTTAATGAAAGTGAAGGCAAGAAACCTGAACAGTATGTGATACGTGATGTCAATATCAATTTTCAAAATTTAACAGTAACACAAATCACTCCTACCAATCAAAACAGCACTCCTGGAGGCACAGCCTATGTGACCGGCGGAGCCCAACAGAGAGGCATGGTCGGCGCATATCCTCAAAGCATGGGCAGCAGATTTACCATCAATCAGAATCAATGGGCCATTGATGCCAAACATGTGGTGCATCTGAGCCTTAGTGAAGGACTGGATAATAACTTTCCGTTTGGCAACAGCTTGATGGAAACCATTTTCAAAGTCTACAAACAAAAAGAATTATTAGAAGATGCCATCATTATCTATCGAGTGCAGCGTGCACCGGAACGCCGCGTATTTTATATTGACGTAGGCAACATGCCAAGTCACTTGGCCATGAGCTTTGTGGAACGTGTTAAAAATGAAATCAATCAACGTCGTATTCCTAGTGTTACCGGCGGCGGACAAAGCGTGATTGATGCCAGTTATAACCCTTTATGTTTGGATTTGAATACCAAAATTCCTTTGTTAGATGGAAGAACATTGACCTTATCTGAACTTATATCTGAATTTGAATCAGGAAAAGAAAATTGGGCATACAGTTGCAATCCAGAAACTGGAGAAATTGTTCCAGGCGTGATTAATTGGGCAGGAGTTACAAGAAAAGACACGGCTGTTATTAAATTGACCTTTGATAACGGTAAAGAACTAATATGTACTCCAGATCATAAAATTCCGGTATTTGGAAAAGGTTTTGTTCAAGCAAAAGATTTAACTATTGATGACAGTTTAATTGCGTTCAACACCCAACAGACCGCAATGCCCAATAGTAAAAATACCTATCAACAGGTTTGGGATCATGCATCTAAATCGTGGAAATGGACACATAGGATCGTTGGAGAATTCTTTAGAAGTGTTAACAAACATCAAGAATTCACGTATCTGCCAGAAAATGCAGACAAAGCAAAAGCTGTAATACATCATAAAGATTCTAATAGATATAATAACGATCCAAGAAATTTAACCTACATGAACAAAGAGGATCATATTCTGTATCATGCTTCTCAGAAAAAAGAATTTTGGGAAACCATGAGCGAGGAATATAGACTTGAAATGACTGATAAAATTTCTACGACACTTAAACAGCGGTGGGCTAATTTAACTGAGCAAGAACGGTTAGATGCTTTGTGGAATATCAGAGCCGCACAGAAAAAATCAGTGATAATGAGACAGACTGATCTCGCTACAATAGCATCGTATAAAAAGAATGCATCAGAATCTAGGAAAAAATATATTGCTAATCATCCGGAGTTTCTAGATAAGCTGAATAAAAATTTAGAAAACAGAATCAAGATCAAAAATCAATCACTTAACTTAACATTTGATATGTTGCAACGTATTGCAGACAAAGTTAAATTGGGATGTGCGAATAAAAATGAAATAATTTCTTTATGCGATAAAGATCAAACGCTATTAGATATGGTGCGCAAGGAAAATTCCAACACATTAGAATATAAAAACGCACAATGCAAGATTGACTTTGATAAGTTTGGATATAGTAAATTAGATAGATTGATTGAAAAATTTGGTTATAAAAATTGGAAGTCGTTTGTACGAGAAATCCACCATTTCAATCATAGAGTTGTAAAAATTGAAACGGTTTCAAATAGAGATACCGGAACAATAACCATTGACGGTACTGAAAAATGGCACAACTTCCACACATTTGCAATAGAAAGCGGAATTTTTGTCAAAAACTCCATAAATGAAGACTATTTCTTTCCGCAAACTGCCGAGGGCAGAGGATCTAAGGTTGAGATATTGCCCGGCGGCACCAATCTAGGTGAAATCAGTGACTTGCTGTTCTTTACACAAAAATTAATGCGTGCATTGCGTATCCCCAGCAGCTATTTGCCTACCGGGGTAGATGACAGCCAGGCAGCGTTCACTGATGGAAAAGTTGGAACAGCATACATACAAGAACTGCGTTTTAATAACTATTGCGAACGCCTGCAAAGTTTGATCAATGAAAAATTTGACGAAGAGTTCAAGTTATACCTTTATAACAAAGGCATGAACATTGATCCAAATCTGTTTGATTTAAGATTTAATCCTCCTCAAAATTTTGCCGCACACAGGCAAGCCGAAATGGACACAGCCAGGGTATCCACATATCAGGCCATTTCCGAAGTGCCTTATCTCAGCAAACGATTCACCCTGAAACGATTCTTGGGATTGACAGCAGAAGAAATCGCTGAAAATGAAGAACTGTGGAGAGAAGAAAATATTGAGTCTGCAGCCAATGTAAATGCACAGGCCGAGATGCGTTCGGTAGGTGTAACTTCTGCAGGATTGAGCAGCGATCTAGGCAATTTGGGACAAAGTGATCTAGGATCGGAAACACTGCAAACAGGTCAAGAACCTCCGGGCCAGCCCGGAGTTGCCAGTCCAACCCCTACCGGCGGAGGAGCTGCCGCTCCCATTCCAAAGGCATAAAAACTTATAAATAAGTGTATGCTACTTAGAGAATTCATTTATTTCAATCCCGAAGAAAACGAAATGCGGGACAAAGGTCGTTACGAACCCAAACACGACAGCAGTGTGATCAAGTCCACGGATCTACGAAAAAGCCGACTCACACTGGGCATGTTGAATGAACTACGCAAGGCCGGCGATGCTCGCGAAAGAGAGCAAAAAGAAGAATCACAATTGGTTAAAAAAATGTATTCACTACCTAAAGAACCTGCTCCTGGTATCTAAAAACCACTGTTTCCTGCTCACAGATTAAAACGGCGTGTTTTTCACCCATTTTGTATAAGTATTCTACAATGGTTGTAAATATTAGCTGACAGCCTTGCCAGTGTTAAATTTAAAAAAGGAGAACCCGCAATGTCTAAAAAGTTTGAAAAACTATTAGATTATCTAGTTAACGAGGAAACAGACAAAGCCAATGAACTGTTTCATGAAATTATCGTTGAAAAATCTAGATCGATCTACGAAAATTTAATTGCCGAAGAAGAAATGGATGACGAAGAAATGGATGAAGCTCGTGAAGAAGATGACGAGGAAGAAATGGATGAGATGTACCACTATGACGATGACGCCGAGAAAGGCGGTCGATCCAATCCATCCAAGGATAAATTGGCCAATAGACGTGCAGATGCAATAGCCAAATACGGTGACGAATACAAAGCCATGCGTACCGGAACCACTGCCAGCGGCGAGCCATATCCCGAGCACTTGAAAAAACACTACGACATGGGCGGACCAACAGGACGCTTACCCGAAGAAATGGAAGATGAGTCCATGATGGATGAAGAAGAAAGCATGTTTGAAATCGGTAATGATTCAGAGCATGAACTGGGCGGCGACGAATCCGATGAATTTCTCGATTCTGTAGAAGATCATGATGCCATGCACGATGCCGGCGAAGAAATGGACGACGAACATGAAATGGACGACGAACATGAAATGGACAGCGATGCACACGATGAACTACACAATGACGTGCTAGATCTTAAAGATATGGTCAAGAATCTAGAATCTGAAATGAGCAAGATTCTAAACGACATGCACGGCGAAGAAGAAGAGGACGATGAAGAAGAGGAAGAAGATAGTGAAGAAGAGGACGATGAAGAAGAGGAAGATTTTGACGAGTCTTTTGTGCGCGAATATCGCGAACTAGTCCGCGGAAAACAAAGCAATTATTCTTCAGGAAGTCCAAATGAAGAAGGCGGCGTTTTTAAGAAGAGCGCTATCAACACTGATTTTAAAGGTCGTCCAGATGGCGGAAAGGCTAGCCCAAGAAACATTGCTACCGACAACGGCGCAGATCTAGATCAGGACGGTACTACTCCACGTGGAAAAGCTGCCGGTTTAGTCAAGGACAGCGGTAAGAAATTTACCGATAAAGTTGATCAAAACGTTGATGGCAAAGAAACCAAAGGCTATGTACACAATGCCAAGCGTACTAACAAGGAAATGAGCGTCAATGACAAAGACGTTCTGCCCAAGCGCTAAGGAATTGAGATGAAACAACTAGCCTATCTAAGAGAAAATCTCAGTTTTGATCAAGCTCGTGTGGAAATATACGAGTCTGAAGAGAGAGGTAGCAAAAATCTTTATCTTAAAGGTATAGCTATCCAAGGTGGTATTCGTAACGCTAATCAGCGGGTTTATCCGGTTAACGAAATTACCAATGCTGTCAAAACTCTAAATGATCAGATACAAAATGGATATTCAGTGCTAGGCGAAGTTGATCATCCTGATGACCTAAAAGTAAATTTGGACCGTGTTAGCCACATGATTACAGACATGTGGATGGACGGTCCTAATGGATATGGGAAGATGAAAATTCTTCCCACTCCGATGGGCAACTTGATTCGTACGATGCTTGAAAGCGGAGTGAAACTTGGAGTCAGCAGCAGAGGCAGCGGCAACGTTGACGATCGCTCTGGCGAAGTGGCCGATTTTGAAATCATAACAGTTGATATTGTTGCCCAACCTTCGGCGCCAGGAGCTTATCCTACTCCGGTTTATGAACACTTGATGAACAGTCGAGGCGGTTATAAAGCGATTAGGACGGCGCAAGAAGTCAAAGAAGATCCAAAAAAACAGCAGTATCTCCGAGAGGCGATGCTGAAATTAATTAGCGGTTTGAAATAACCGTATAGGAGACAGTGATGTTGGACGCATTCAAACATTTGGTAGAGTCTGGCGTGATGACAGAAGAAACGAAGTCAGTAGTTGAAGCTGCATTTGCCGCTAGGATTCAAGAGAATCGCGATCAAATCACCGCTGAACTACGCGAAGAATTTGCTCAAAAATACACGCATGATAAAGGTGTTATGGTTGAAGCAATTGATCGCATGTTGAGCGAGAGATTGGCCGCAGAAATGGCTGAATTCGCTGAAGATAAAAAAACACTAGCCGAGGCTCGTGTGGAATATCAGAAGAAAATGAAGGGTGATGCTAAGATTTTAGAATCATTTATCACGGATCAGCTGGGTAAGGAATTGGTAGAATTCCAGAACGATCGCAAGAAAGTTTCTGAAAATTTTGCCAAATTGGAACAGTTTGTTGTTCATGCATTGGCAAAAGAAATCACAGAATTTGCTCAAGACAAGCAGGAGCTAGCAGAAGCTAGAGTCAAGCTGGTCAGAGAAGCCAAGGCAAAATTTGAAGATATAAAAACAAAGTTTATTAAGCGCGGAGCTAGAGTGGTTGAATCTACAGTGGCAAAACAGTTGACTTCTGAAATCAAGCAATTGAAAGAAGATATTGACAGTGCACGTACCAACGATTTTGGTCGTCGCTTATTTGAAGCATTTGCTCAGGAATATTCCTCATCTTATCTCAATGAGAAATCTGAAACAAGTAAATTGTTAAAGGTCCTTGCTAAGAAAGATATGGAAATTACTGAAACAAAGAAAGCCCTAGAGAAGAAGCAGCGTATTGTTGAATCCAAGGACCGCGAAATCCGCGTAGCCAACGATCTAGCAGAACGCAAAGCGCTTATGGGCGAAATGTTAGCTCCGTTAGGTGCTGACAAAAGAGAAATGATGCGCAGCTTGTTAGAAAGTGTAGAAACTTCCAAATTGGCTTCCGCATTTGACAAATACCTACCCGCAGTAATGGAAGGCGAGCGAAAGAAAGCAGCGAAAGCTACTTTAACCGAATCGACTGCCGTGACCGGCAATCGTGAAGTTAAAGCACAGCCACAGGTAGGCTTAGATAATATCTTAGATATCCGCAAGTTAGCGGGTCTAAAATAACTTATATTCAAGGAGACATAAATGTCACAGTTATTAAATGAAAGATGGTCCGAGACAAAGGAAGCTCTGCTTGAAGGCCTATCAGGTAATCGTCGTTCTTCTATGCAGGTTTGCTTAGAAAACACTCGTCGTTACTTGGCAGAAGCTGCAACAGCAGGTGCAACCAGCAGTGGTAACGTAGCAACACTTAACCGTGTAATTCTACCAGTTATCAGACGTGTGATGCCCACAGTTATTGCCAACGAAATCATCGGCGTACAGCCAATGACTGGCCCTGTTGGTCAAATCCATACTCTACGTGTTCGTTATGCTGACAGCAGCGGCGACGGTGCAGTAGTAGCCGGTGAAGAAGCACTAAGCCCGTTCAAGATTGCTGCTGCCTACTCTGGTAACAACGTTGACGCGATTCCAAAAGCCGCTTCAACCAGCCAGTTAGAAGGTCAGCCAGGTAAGAGAATGAGCATCCAGATCCTCAAGGCTCCAGTAGAAGCCAAGTCACGCAAGCTATCAGCTCGTTGGACTTTTGAGGCTGCACAGGATGCACAGGCTCAGCAGGGAATTGACATCGAAGCAGAAATCATGGCAGCACTAGCCCAGGAAATCACGGTTGAAATCGACCAGGAAATCCTAGCTTCGCTACGTGGTTTGGCCTCAGTTGATGAAACATATGACCAGGCTCTAGTTTCTGGTACAGCCACATTCGTCGGTGACGAACATGCTGCACTAGCTATCCAGATCAACCGTGTCAGCAACCTAATTGCACAGCGTACACGTCGTGGCGCAGGCAACTGGGCTGTGGTTTCAAACCAGGCTCTAACAATCCTCCAGAGCGCAACAACTTCTGCGTTCGCAAGAACAACCGAAGGCACATTTGAAGCTCCAACAAACACCAAGTTTGTTGGTACATTAAATGGCGCGATGAAAGTTTATGTTGATGCCTACAAGGTTGATACAGACAACAACAACCAGGTTCTAATTGGTTATAAGGGTTCAAGCGAAGCAGACGCACCTGCTTTCTATTGCCCATATATTCCTCTAATGAGCTCCGGTGTTGTACTAGATCCAAGCACCTTTGAACCAGTAGTTGGCTTCCTAACCCGTTACGGTTATGTTGAGTTGTCAAATACTGCATCGTCACTAGGCAATGCAGCTGATTACTTGTCCAAAGTGGCGATCAACAGCGCTACAGTAAGCTACAAGTAAGTTTTACTTATTTGTTGATTACACAGAAAGCCCGCCCAGTGCGGGCTTTTTGTTGAGAGAATAAAATAAATACCCGATGCGTATACATGAAATCATAACAGAATTAGACTTTAAAGGTTCCAAATGCACCAAAGACTGCTCAGGACATCAAGCAGGATATGCCTGGGCCACACGCAAGAATATTCGCAATCCCAATCAATGCCCGCCCACTTCCAATGCCAGTTTTCAAAAGGGTTGCAAGATTAAAGGACATGGAAGATAAAGAATTTTATATAAATAACACTGTCCCTGGAATATCTTTGGGGATTTATGCACCCACTGCGTAGGCAATAAAACTGCCATAAACAAGGAGAAAAAAATGGGACGTCCGATCAAGAAAAAGTTTTTTTTTAGCAGCACAGGCACAGATTCGCCACCATCGTCTATCGTAGCAGGGGTAAGCAGTATCACGGTAAAAACCTCTGGTACAAACTATTCCACAACAACTGGAGTCACAGTTGTATTATCAGCTCCGCAGGTGCCTGCTCCTATAGGAGTACAGGCAGTGGCCACAGCAACCGTGAGTGCTATTGGAACAATTTCCACAATTACAGTAGTTACAGCAGGTTCTGGGTACGAATCTCCACCCAGTATCAGTTTAGCAAACGTGGGAACAGGAACAGGAGCCACTTTCTTGATTAACATGACTGCTCCTCCAGCCGGACCTTCAGGAACATTTAAGCCTAGTGCGTTCATTACTGGCGGAACAACAGCATCGACTGCAGATATTTTGCAACAAATATCCAGTCGCGCATATTTTGTGCAAACGTCTGATGGATTTGGTCGTTGCGTACTAGCAGCAACTGGTACTTCATTTTTGACTGCAGGACAGATGAATTTATCCGCTGTAGATTTCAATGGTAGCACTTATTGGATCAAAAAATTAACTTCTAGAAAAGCATTGGTGTATCAAAGCACTTCAACTGGGTCTGGATTCTTGGTAGGAAATGGTGTTTTAACTGCCTGGACTACCGGAACTGCAACAGGAACTATTGTAGGTATCACAACCTATTAATTAGATCTCTGTTTGGAAAATGAGAAAAAGGCTCTTTGGAGCCTTTTTCTATTTTAGTTAAATAGTCGTATGCCTACCAATTGGTTATATCCTAACGCTGTAAGTCAATATTGCGAAGTTGCACAACATATCGCATGGGTAGATGACGGCAGTAATTTTTACAATTTACGGAATCAGACCAATACGTTTGTTTCTACTGTTAAACCGTTGGCCCATATTGCCAATACATATGTTAATGATGTCAAACAAAAAACCTACTATCTATCTCTAACAAACTTTGCCATAGCATCGTTACCGCCCACTATATCAGGACTAGAAGCCATGCTGGGCATTGATCGAGGCGCTAGGATCACAGATGATGTGATACAATTACAGTATCTCGGACAGCCGCTTGGAGAAAATCTAGCCAGCGACGATCTCAGTATCATAAAAAATTACGGCGGGGAAGGAGTTTTTTGGGGAACCACACTCACTCCGACCATAATATCAGACCCTAGTTTTGGGGCAACTTTAAGATTTCAAAGTCATCCTTCGTGGCCGCACAATGTAGCTCCTCGAATTAACTACTTCGTCATAAGAGTATGGTAATAAAATAAATACATTAAAGGAAATCTAAATGCCCACTGACGTTTTAAGAGTATCAGGCGACTACCGCATAGCCGCTAACAATAACGGAAATATCATTTTTGATGTTACCGGTCCTACGACTGGAACTGTGCGTATTTTGGGCAATTTGGATGTGATTGGTCAAACAAGTCAAATTGAAAGTGTTAATTCTTTAATTAATGACAACATCATAGTATTGAATGCCGGCGAGATAAATCCCTATGTCACTTTAGGAACTAGTGGTATTGCCATTGATCGTGGAAGCAATAGCGATCTTACAAATGCTGCAACAATGTATTACAATGACGGATACAATGGTAACAACGGCTGGACAAACAGCTCAGGAACTAGTTTCAGAGGTGTATGGCAATTTTCCGCGGCTAGTACAGGGTCGGCAATAGCGGTAAGCGCTATTAGATCAAACAGTACTCTACAAGAAATAAATTTTCTTGGAGCTGAAAATCAATTTGGAATTTTGAGCGTAAAGGGCACAAGCCATTATGAAAGACAGGTGATTGATCCTGATCATATTCCTAACAAAGCATATGTTGATAATAGGCTGTATACAGGTACAACTTTTGCTAAAAAACTGCAGGTTGGTAACTCTTTTATCCAGATAAATGATCCATCGGTTCCTTCTAATGATCAATTTTATGGACCTATCAGTTCAATTACTGCTGCATTAGGCTCTGCTACCAATATAGTATTTCAATTGTCGGGTAACAGCGCAATTATACAAGGTATAGCTGTTAACAACAATGTTATATCTCTTAGTACCTTTAGCAATACAGTTACAAATCTCATTTTGCAACCTCCAACAAACAGTTCAGTGTTAGTGAGTTCTCCTTTAATATTACAAAGGCAATCAACTGCCACAATTATTCCAGCAGTGGCTAATCAAACCGCGATTTATTACAAAGAACCCGCATCAGGTGGGGGCACGGGATTATTTTTTGTAAATACAAATAGATCAGACGAATTAGTCAGCCGTAGAAAAGCCATTATCTATGGTATAATATTTTAAGGTATAAACAATGTCCATTACAGCCACTATAATAAATTCAACACTGACCTCGGTATTTCTATCCGGGTCACAAAACGCGATAACCACGATGTTTTTTTGTAATAATTCGGCCAATACCAGCACTAGCGTTAATGTTTATGCTGTACCGGCAGGCCTTCCACCTGGAACCGGCACAATAATTATCAATGCGTTACCACTTCCGGCAACTGAGACTTTTGTTTTTGATGCTGAAAAAATAATTTTAGAAAATGGTGATCAGATTTGGGCTACCTCTCTTGTTTCTGGCGTTGTTACTGCTCTGGTTAGCTATGTACAGACATCATGAGATACCTTAAAAAATTATCATTATATAGTAAAGATCCGGTAGACGATAAATTTTCAGTCTATCCTGATGGTAGGATTGTCACAAACAGTGCTGCCACTTTGCAATTACCTTCCGGAAACACTGCGCAACGTGTGACCCTTCCTGCAGTTTTGACCACAGGCACTGTGCGATATAACACAACATTAAACGAGTTTGAAGTTTATAATCCCGCAATTTATAATTCAGGAGCAAGTGTTACTCCATGGGAAATTATTAGGACTGTGAGACAAGCCACCATCACTGCTCAAAATTTAGGATATGGCAATTATAATGACACTGTGTTTGGACCATTGGCTTACAATATCAGCACCAGTAAACCACAAAATGTATTAGTTTTTGTTGACAATGTCTATCAAGTGCCTAACACAAATTACTCGCTAATAACCAATCCATCTGCCTCTACTGCATCTTTATCAGTTTCCACGTCCAGTAATGTAACCACAATCTATCTTAACACGATAACAAATATAGACGCCGGAGAATCAGGATATTGGAGACCCGTTAGCGGAGTTGGAATACAGCCGGGCACAACTGTTACCAGTGTTTCGTTTACATTTACCAATCAATTTAATGGATATGCACTTGGAATCAGCAATCCAACTCTAACGTCCATTCCGGCCAGCACGGTAATAACAGTATCCTACCCAAATACGGGCACCTATATCCAGTTTACAGGAACGGTACCTGCCAAACCTGTATTCTCTTTGTTGGGGTTTGATGGATATTTTCCAGCAGGACCGTTAGGCAATCGATTTGAGTCCTAACCGAAACATTTAAGAATTCCTTAATAAATACAATCGATGTTGGGGCTTTTACCAGCAGGAACATACTGTGGTAAACCCGCAATGTAATGTGGTTCCCCGTGAAACTCGGTGGTATGAGGAGTCCTAATGGCCATTGGTCGCATCTCAGGTCCGTTGCTAGCGCCAAATTTACTACGCGACGGCGTAGACTTAGCATTTGAAACAAATTTATTATACTTGAATGTTTCCAGTGGACTCATTGGTATCAAGAAAACTAATCCTGCCTATGAATTGGATGTTAATGGCACCATTAACGCCAACAATCTAAAAGTTGTTTATACAGGCCCCGGAACTGGTCAATCACAATTAGGCCAATTGATAATAAACTCCGGAACTATTGCAACTTCTGTGGGTCCAATAACGCTGCAACCAAGTGCCAACGGCATGATAAATCTCGTTGGCAATACCCTGGTAACTGGCAATCTGCATGCTACAGGAAATATCACCGCCGATGGCAATATTATTTTAGGAAATAACACAGCCACCGACACAGTGACTTTTGGTTCAGAAATAACCTCCGATATCATTCCTGCCGTTGATCAACAATACAATCTTGGCAGTGCTTCTAAATCCTGGTTAGATGGCTATATATCAAATATAATTACCAATCAAATCAGCAGCACCGGAACTATCACGATAAATCCGGGCAGTAATTTACTTGAGATCAACGCCGAATTAAGAGTGCAAGGAAAAAATCCTATAGGCACTGCTCCGGTAATCACCAATGTGCTGCATGTCACAGTTGACGGCAATGACACCAACGATGGTAGAGCAGCTGATCCCAGCAGAGCCTGTCGCACCATCAGCGGTGCAGTAAACAGTCCCTATTATCTTCCTGGCACAATGATCAAGGTTTATAGCGGACATTACCTAGAAAACAATCCCATACTTTTGCAGCCCAACACCGCAATCGTAGGAGACGATTTAAGAACAACCAGCATCGAGCCCATCAATAAAACACAAGATCTATTCCACGTTCAAAGCGGATGCTATCTTGCGCAGATGCAATTCCTCAACGGAAGAAGCGGGTTGTTGCCTGGCGTGTATCCCAATGGAGTAAACAGAGGCGCATACGCCACAGCATTTCCTCCGCAAGTGAATGGTGCCAAGATAAACGTTTACCATTCTCCATACATACAAAATTGCACCAATCAAAGCGGTCCATGGCTGGTTGATGGAACTATGTTTGTGCCCAATCAAACAGTACAAGTTCCACAAGCTGTAGGAACCTCTACCTTTGCATCAAATACAACTACCATAGTGGTAACTGTTTCTACAGGAACCATAGTAAATGGATTGAATGTGATAAGTGGACCTCAAGACGCCGGGTTCTTAAATGCTCGAACCTTGTTGTTGTCAAATCTTTCATTCATACAGGATCAAACAGTGGCTTGGGTAAATTATCAAATTGCTACCAGTGCCACAATTACTATTCCGCAACTTAACACCTCAACCAGTTTTAGAAATTTTGTGTATACCCCGGCCCTATTTTCCAGAGATGTGGGATTTAATGTTCAAAATGTGGCCTATGATGCTGCATTTGGTGGCAATGAAAAAGCGGTTGAAGCTGGATTGGCCTATTATAATGGCAATATTTGTCTCATACAAGGCCAACAGTTGCAAACAATTGCAGCACTTAACTACATCAATACTCTCAGCCAAGCCATCATACAAAATCAACAGATTCTAAACTCAAATTTGTTTAGCACAGCAACGTCACAAACCATTAATACAGCATTAATCAATGGTTCGTTGGCTGGTCAAGAAATTGTTACAGGTTACAACATCATTATCAGCATAATTAACAGTGGTACCAGCGTTGCGCCCCAAACATTCAACAGTTGCGGACCGGAAGCTCCATTGGTTAGCGCAGAATTACTATTGCATAACAATAGAAATTTCTTGCAAACACAAGTGGCCAATTATGTTGCAGCCACCTATCCCACATTCGTGACCAATCTCGCAAAGTCTTATCGAGATTCGGGATTTTTGATCGATGCCATCAGCCAAGACATTATTGTTGGCGGCAATACCAAAACCATTGAAGCGGCGCTAAGTTATTTTACAAGCAGCAAGGATGACAGCGGCGTAGCACAAACTGCTGTGATAAACAATTTCTCATTGTTTAAAAATATCTATACAACAGGTCCAAGTGCTGTTCCTGCCACTGTGGTTGGGCCCAATCTTGGACCGGGCTATACCAATGCCCAAGTTATTCTAAATGAAAATATACAGTTTGTTCAAACAGAAGTCAGTGCCTATATAAGAAGTTTATTCACAGCCACATATACACTGACTCCTGTACAGCAAGCTCTAAGTTATCAATATATCGGAACGGTGCTTACAGCTATAGCAGCAGATACCGCCGCCGGCGGCAATGCCAACACCATTCAGGCAGCGATACAATACTATCTTAACTATAATAGTTTACAACTTCTACCAACATCGGCTTTGACTTATATGCAGCAGCTATGTGTAAACATAGTTAACAACATGCAAAACACAGGACTGTATCAAACATTGATTGCGCAAATAACCAATCTAGCTCCGGCCACGGCAGCAGAAGCGCAGTCCATTGACACCAATCTTGATCTCATAACGCAGATTGTGACACAAGGCCCAAAATCTTCTTCGTATCCCAGTACCATAGCGGTCAACGCACTGTCTACCAATACCAATGCGTTTAATGCCTACAATCTATTAGAAGCCAATCGCGCATTTATATCTGCCGAACTCACAGGCTGGATTGATAACACATTTGGCAACGGATTCAATTACAACACCTCCACCTGCTATAGAGATACTGGATTAATAGTTGACAGTTTGGCGCTGGATTTATTGCAACAAGACAACAGTCAGGCCATTTTTGCTGGACTACAATACTGGAGTCAATACGGCTATACCGGTGCTATCGCACAAGAAATCACAACAACTACAAACGCAATCAAATATGCCAGTCAATTGGCACAAAAAATAGTTGTCAACAGCACAGTGACATCTTTACAGACTGCTACCAGTCAGGTGTTTGGTACAACATCCACATTTGCTTCCAGTGCCACTACAACAGTGGCACTGTTGTTCAGCACCATTACCAATATTTTGTCAAATGGTGTCACAGGAATCACCAATCAGATCGTGCCAAACGGTTCGTCTTCTACCAATGTTGGTCTAATTAATTCCTACAATATTTTATTGGCCAATCAAAATTTTATTGCTGCCGAAGTGGTAGCATATGTGAATAAAAACAATCCGGGATTTGTTTACAATCAGGCCACTTGTTATAGAGATACAGGATTGATCGTTGATTCTATATCGTTGGACTTGCTTTTCCCAGGCAATGGATATACGCAAAGCAATTTTGCCGGATTGCAATACTGGAGCCAAAATGGATATGCCAGTCCCACATTCCTGCAAGAAATAACCACCACAACCAACACCATCAACTACATAAACAATTTGGCCACCCAAATCGTAACCAATACCGTTACGGGCAAAAGATATCAAACTGCTGTGCAACAAATCACTTCAAGCACAACCGCCACGATCGCAGAAGCACAAACCATTTATAATGATTTCAATTTGATTGTTGGCATAATAAATTCAGGCACCGCCGGCGTAACAGATTTGATTGTGCCCAATGGCATATCGGCCAGTACCAATACCAATGTGAAAACTGCCTATTGGTTATTAGAAGCCAATAGAAATTATCTGCAAACAGAAGCGATAGCTTATATCACAGCTACCAGCCCGTATGGCTATTCTTATAATGTGAATAAATTTTATCAAACAATGGGATCAATGGTAGACAGTGTGGCGTTTGATTTGTTGTATGGAGGAAATAGACAGGCCATTCAAACTGGTGTCTATTACTACGCATTTACTTCCACAAATACATCAACTGCTATTCCAAATGAAATTCCACAAACCACTGCGGCATATAATTTTATAAACAGTCTTGCAAATTTCATCATAACAGGACAAAGAATACCCACACAGTATCAAACAACGGTCACACAAGTGCTCAGTGCCAACACTGGGACAACGGCTGATGTTTTTAATGTCAATAAAGAAATCAGTTTAATTGTCAATATTATCAACTCAGGAACATCGGCGGCTCTAGCTCCTAATTCTATCGCGATCACAGCAACCACCACAGCAACCACAGTATATGCTGCGCAATTGCTAGCGGCCAATAGAACATTTATACAGGCTGAAACAGTTGCCTATATCAACAATCAGTTTGCTACCGGATTTCAATATGATCAGGTTAAATGCGCGAGAGATGTTGGTTATATAGTGACCAGCGTGGCATTTGATTTGTTACATGGTGGAAATAGACAGAGCATACAATCTGGTGTCTATTACTACAATTACAATCCCAACAGCAGTGTAATCACATACGAGCTGGCACAGATCACAGCGGCCTACAACAGGATCAAACAAGTGTCCAGCCAGTTGATCCTGGGTCAAACTGTAACTCCTTCGCCTGGAAATGCTGTTAGTCCTATTACCAGTACCAATACAGGAACCAGCGCCGATGTGGCATTTATCGCCAATGACATTGACATTATCAACAGCATCATCAATACTGGACCCAATATTCCCTATGCCAAGAAGCCTATTCTTCTAGCATCAACCACAACTCAGTCCACTATCAATGCCTATAATTTATTGACAGCTAATCGAGCATTCATACAAAATGAATTAATCGCGTACATCAATTATTATTTTGCACAGCCTTTTTATTATGACAAGGTCACGTGTGTGAGAGATACAGGAATCATTGTGGACAGCGTGGCCATGGATTTGCTCTATAACGGCAATACTCAAAGCACATTTGCTGGTTTACAATATTGGAATCAGGCCGGTTTAACCACCGGTACTCAAAGTCTATTGACCGCCACGGTAGACACTGTCCAGACGCTGGGCATTTATATCAATCAAATAATAACATACTATCTATCATCCACAGCCACAATCACTGCAAATGTCAATACGCTGACCAATATTCTCACTTCGGGAACTGCCAATGTAACTAACTTAATTGTGCCCAATGGACTTCCATCACTCAACACCAATACTGTGATGGCATACGAATTGATACAGGCCAACAGAAGTGTGCTACAAACACAAACGGTTACAACTATTACCAACAAGTATAACACTTTGGGTATTAATACTGCTACTCTAACTAGAGATGTGGGCAACATGATTGATGCCTTAAGTTTTGATCTACTGCATGGGGGCAATCGTCAAACCATTCAAACTGGAGTGTACTATTATACATTCAGTAACACATCATCGGCACTGGTTACTGCGGCAGGAAATGAAATACCTCAAGTGGCAGCAGCCTATGATCATTTGAAATATATCATGGCATCTGTTATTCAGAATCAACCGCTAGTTCCAAGTTATCAAGTAGTGTATCCGCAAGTGATCGAACCTGCATTTATGGGAGTTACACCGGTTCTTGGATCCATAGAAGCTCCAATATGTGTGGATTCTATAAACTACTTGAACGCCATATGCCTAAATGTTATCAGCAATACACCCATTGTGAGCTCTACGTTTGATAACTCAACAGTAACAAGATATTTGAGCACGATAACATCAACAGCTACACAATATTTCAACTACAATCTAATTGGCGGTCAATATGCTGCCACTGCTATCAACAGAAATTTCCATATCATAACCAATGTGATACAAAATGGACCAAATGCTGCTCCTCCTGCATTTACCGGATCCGGTCTGTTTGCCACAACAGGAATCAGCTCGGATGATGTGAGAAATAGTACAACGGTACTGAGCTTTACCAACTCAAACAATGTGTATACCATTAAATTATCAACACCCACTATTGGCGATGCGCAAAATGGCACACTGTATTTTGGAAACCCTGCAGTATTCCCAGCCACTAACAGTCAAGTCGAAGCACTGAGCCTTCAGTATACAGGCAGTTCCAGCACATGGAACAGCAGAAAAGTTGATGTTATAGGCGCCATGGGCGGCAGTCTCGTTGATGGATCTGTAGTTAGTGATATTTCGCCAATACAATCATTTGTGTATGATGCGTTCACGCAGATCAATCAAGGCGGTGTTGGTATACATGTGACCAACAACGGCTATGCTCAGCTGGTATCTGTATTCACCATTTTCTGCAGTGTGGGCGTGCAAGTGGACAACGGTGGTATCGCAAGTATTGTAAACAGCAACAGCAACTTTGGCGATATTTGCTTGCTATCAAACGGGCATGGACCATTAGAATTCAGCGGAACCATTTACAATCCGCCTTATCCCACTTACATATACAGCTATTCACAATCAACTGCAACCTCTATAGGACAATACTTCCCGCTAGGCTATTATCCACAAAATGGCACACTTGAAGTATACTTGCCGGATACTAGCTATAGACCGCATATTGGTCTGTTAATGGAAATTGTTCCTCCTGTGAATTATTTTAATGGATATTTAAACACTGTTACCACCTATATTAATTCTGCAGGCTATCCTGGATTCCTAACCGGTTCACCCAGTGTGGGCGTTTTGACCACGGGCAGCATCACAATAAAAGGCATTGACACTACCGGTGCAGCAGTTGGCAATACTGTATACATACGCGATCAATATGGAAATACAGGAACAACATCTACTAATAATATTTTTGTGCCTTACACATTCCCAGGCACCACTATAGTTGCCATTGGCTATCAATCAATAACATTGAATCAAGGATTGGGCAACGGCGGACAAGATCCTACCAACTCAAACTTGTTTACCAACAACAACTATTTCAATGTTTATTTCTGCGGTAATGCATATTATACCGTGGATTCCAGCACAATCAATGACAGCTTTGGACACACATTGGGGACCAGTATTCTTAGCACAGCAAGTGTACAAGTAGATCAAATAGGTCCGGAAGTGGCCAGTTTGCGATATCTCAATACATTGATAGCTAACACTTTAACCAATGCAAATATCTTAGGACCTATCAATTTTATTAATACATCCATAAACTATATCACCAGTTTAACATCGTCTACGACTTTACCAATTGTTAACGCCAGCGGAAATATAGTGACCTACACCACAAAGGTGTCAGGATCAACAGTTACCAACACAATCAACATAGTCAAGCCCAGCACCGTTCCGGCTACTATTCCGCCGGCCGGAGCAGGAGCAGCTATTATCGTAATTTCCAACAATATACAAAGCTATGTTGACAGTGTTATAGTTTATATTAAACAAACATACCCAACCTTGCCCTTCAAAGAATATAAATGTCGGCGCGACGTGGCTCTAATCTTACAACAGTTGATCTATGATCTCACTTACGGTACCAACTACTACAGCGTTTACAGCGGATTGAGTTATTGGTATCGAGCAGGAACACATCATATTGTGCGAATTGAAGAAACAGTATCCAATCCACTGCTGTTTCCAGACGGTGCCACTGTTAACTTCTATCAAAGAAGTTATATGAGTGCTTCGGGCTATACATTTGAATACGTGGGTGCTGGCGTGACATACAGTGCATTGCCCCAGAGAGGAGTGGCAGATCCTATACAGGGACAGGAAGTAGTTCAAGTAAATAATGGTAAGATATTCTTTACATCAACAGATCAAAATGGTGATTTTAGGATTGGACCGGGATTGGTAATTAGCCAGGCCACCGGTGTATTGAGTGGAAGAACATTTACTAAGAGCTTGTTTGCTAATTTGACACCGTTTATATTAGCGATTGAAGGAAGATAAAAGGAAAACAACATGGCATCGTTACCGTTAAACACATTTAGAACAATAACCGCGGTGTTAACAACCAACACCACTGCTACGGTTTATACTGCTCCTATCGGAGTAACCAGTATCGTATTGATGACACAGATTGCCAATTTGGATCTAGTGAACGCTCATGCAGTAACGTTTGCGCATCAAAGGAACTTTCCTATATTTGCAGACGCCAGCGGGCATAATGCTCAGCCGGCAGGAGTAACTACCATAATGCTTGATGCATTTCTGGTTCCACCCAATGATGCCGCAAACGCAGTTAATGGTAAAATGATCGTCGAGCAATTGGATAGTGTGGTATGTTATGCAGATAGTCCAGGAACCTGTAATATAACACTTAGCGTATTGGAGACCGCTAATGCCTAATTTAACCAGTGGCCGTATATTGGTCACACCTGCCAGTCGATTAAGTCCAACAAGAAATCAATTTTTGGACCTAAGCAATGCACAGCCCAATTTAGGATTGAGTCCCACAACCAGTACTGGTTATACACTGGTATCATCTGCTACTGGAACAATATTCACAAACAGTCTAGGCAATTTGGCCTTTAATACCGGCGTCATAACTCCAAATATTTCATCATTAAACACAATTACACTTATTGTGAGCACATCATCGGGCACAATCAGTTTGATAACCAATTTGGTATCAATTACTGGATCCATGACATTTACAAACACAGTAAGTTCGTTTATTAACATAGGTGGCAGACCCAGCTACAGAATTCCAAATTATTACGAAGGATCATTGCCTGGCTATTACAAGTCAAATCCTCCTACTACTGTATTCCAAAATGGAGATCATTGGTACAATAACACCAACGGCGCATTGTACGAATATGTTACTGACGATGACGGCACCTGGTGGGTAGATATTACAGGTCCTTTTTTTAGCACCGACGTTGCAGTATTTGGTTATACTGGATCGGCCAGCACCGCAAGTGGGTATGTGGGTAGCCAAGGCCCGCCAAATGGATACACAGGAAGTCGTGGTTACACTGGATCAACAGGATATACTGGGTCTGGCGGTTCCACTGGTACCACTGGATTTGCAGGATCAATCGGTTATGTTGGCAGTATTGGCTATACCGGTTCAGCTGGATACATAGGTTCAATAGGAGCCGTTGGATATCTTGGTTCGGCAGGCAATATTGGATATGTAGGATCCGTTGGCTATACCGGATCCGTTGGCTACACCGGATCCGTTGGAACCACTGGATTTTTGGGAAGCATTGGCTTTGTGGGGTCATACGGGTACACTGGATCTGCTAGCACTGCATCAGGATATACAGGATCAATCGGATATATCGGAAGCTACGGATATATCGGATCAGTGGGATCTACGGGCACTACTGGATTTGTGGGTAGTATTGGATATAGTGGTAGCATTGGCTATACCGGATCCACTGGATATACCGGATCAACGGGATATATCGGATCGGTTGGATATTTTGGATCAGTTGGTTATGTTGGTTCCACGGGTACCACAGGATTTGTGGGATCTATTGGATATATAGGATCAGCAGGGTTTGTTGGATCGACTGGTAATATTGGCTACAATGGATCCTTTGGATTCACAGGCAGTATTGGATATGCAGGATCCGTTGGCTATGCAGGCAGCATCGGTTATACCGGCTCCGTTGGATTCACAGGCAGTATTGGATATGCAGGATCCGTTGGCTATTCAGGCAGCATTGGTTATACCGGCTCCGTTGGATTCACAGGCAGTGCCGGATACACCGGATCTGCCAGCACTGCATCAGGATATACAGGATCGATTGGATATACAGGATCAATTGGATACATTGGGTCACAAGGAACTACCGGTACTACTGGATATGCAGGATCAATTGGTTACGTTGGTTCTATAGGTTATACCGGATCAGCCAGCACCGCCACAGGATACAGCGGATCTATTGGATTTACCGGTTCAATAGGGTACACAGGATCGGCCAGTACTGCGTCTGGGTATGCAGGCTCCGTTGGATATACCGGAAGTGCAGGGGGATACACCGGATCAGCCAGTAGTGTGCCAGGATTTAGCGGATCAGTGGGTTATACTGGATCTGCTGGATCAATCGGAACTAATGGATTTATTGGATCGGTTGGATCGTTTGGATATACAGGCTCATTAGGATTTATAGGATCAGCAGGATACACAGGTTCAGCTAGTACTGCGTCTGGATATGCAGGATCAGTTGGTTATCTTGGTTCAACAGGATTTGTTGGTTCTGCAGGATATACTGGATCAGCAAGCACCGTGGCTGGATATATTGGTTCAGTTGGATATATCGGCAGCGGTGGCGGGTACACAGGATCGGCCAGTACTGCGTCCGGATATGCAGGATCCGTTGGATATACCGGAAGTGCAGGAGGATACACCGGATCAGCCAGTAGTGTGCCAGGATTTAACGGATCAGTGGGTTTTACTGGATCTGCTGGATCAATCGGAACTAATGGATTTATTGGATCGGTTGGATTTATTGGCAGTGCAGGATATATTGGATCTGTTGGATTTATTGGCAGCGTGGGATATACCGGTTCGGCCAGCACTGCCTCGGGGTATATTGGATCGGTTGGATATGCAGGAAGTGCAGGATATACTGGATCTGCTGGATCAACCGGAACTAATGGATTTGTTGGATCGGTTGGATTTATCGGCAGTGCCGGATACACAGGATCGGCCAGTACCGCTACCGGATATACCGGGTCTGCTGGATATATTGGCAGTGCCGGATACACAGGATCGGCCAGTACCGCTACCGGATATACCGGGTCTGCTGGATATATTGGCAGTGCCGGATACACAGGATCGGCTAGCACAGCTAGCGGATTTATTGGATCGGTAGGATATGCAGGATCGTCCGGTTATGTAGGATCAGCCAGCACGGCTACCGGATATACCGGATCGGTAGGATATGCAGGATCGGCTGGTTATATTGGATCACAAGGACCAATAAGTACCACTCCTGGCTATTCAGGATCAAAAGGATATACCGGTTCGGCCAGCACAGCCACCGGATATACCGGATCTGCTGGATTTATTGGCAGCGTGGGATATACTGGATCGGCCAGTACTGCCTCTGGATACGCCGGTTCCTTGGGATATCTCGGAAGCGTTGGATTTATTGGCAGCGTGGGATATACTGGATCGGCCAGTACCGCTCCTGGATATACTGGATCGGCCAGTACCGCTACCGGATATACTGGATCTGCTGGATATATTGGATCAGTGGGTTCCACTGGTATTACCGGATTTGTTGGCAGTGTGGGATATACAGGATCGGCTAGCACAGCTACTGGGTTTATTGGAAGTGTTGGAAGTGCAGGGCCCGCAGGAGCAACAGGACCTACCGGCGCAACAGGTGCAACTGGATATACCGGATCATCCGGTAACACAGGAGCCACTGGCACAATCGGCGCAACAGGAGCCACCGGCGCAACAGGACCTACAGGCGCAAGCGGAGTTTCAGGCGCAACAGGAGCTACCGGCGCAAGCGGCGCAACAGGAGCCACTGGCGCAAGCGGAGCTTTAGGCGCAACAGGACCTACCGGCGCAAGCGGAGCTTCAGGCGCAAGCGGTGCAAGCGGAACGATTGGAACAACCGGAGCTACCGGCGCAAGCGGAGCTTCGGGCGCAACAGGAGCTACCGGCGCAAGCGGCGCAACAGGAGCTACCGGCGCAAGCGGAGCTACCGGCGCAACAGGACCTACCGGTGCAACAGGACCTACTGGTGCAACAGGACCTACCGGTGCAACAGGACCTACTGGTGCAAGCGGATCTACCGGACCATTAGGACCTACTGGTGCTACTGGATCCACCGGTTATGCAGGAAGTAGAGGATATGCAGGATCCGTTGGATACACCGGATCAGTTGGAGCTACAGGCGCAACAGGAGTCACCGGAGCTACAGGCGCAACAGGAGCTACCGGATCAGTCGGTGCTACAGGCGCAACAGGAGCTACGGGTGCAACTGGTACTGGATATACCGGATCATCGGGTACAACTGGATTGACTGGCATAGTTTATAATGTTCCGGGGGCAGGGCATGTCAGCAGCGGAAATCTCAGCAGTTTGACAACTTCGGGATATTATGAAATCTTTGGTTCTATTACCGATTTGCCACCTGGAGCAAATAATTCTGGCACATTGTTAGTATATGGCGGTCCTGATCGGAAAGTTCAGACATATACAAATCAAGCCGATAATACCAGTGTACCATACTCGTTTGTAAGAGGACTTTATGTCCAGAACGGTACAACAAGTTCCTGGCAAGCGGTGGCATATGCTTCAACAGCATCAAATAGCGCAAACTATGTTGCCGTTTATTCCGGAAACAACTCGCCTGCTCTTCAAGCAGCAACCGCAGTTACAGCACTGGCCCAGGACTTTGGAGCAACGTCTGATCAAAGATTAAAAAC